TGCCGATCTCTGTAAGGGGGCCCCCCGGTGCTAACGCGCCACTACCCACGCGGTTTCCAATCGCGTGGGTGGTCTTCTAGGGTGGTCGCTACCTGGCAACTTCCCGTTGCCAGCACGAATTCACCCTTGAACCTGCAAGGAGAACTCCAGATGTCCGTCAACGACCCCAATATCAGAAAGAGAGATCTCGTCATCCTACCAACGGGTGCCGGATCTGCTCTACTGACCATTGGTGGTACGCCGTCTCTGACGACGTACCCCTATGGGCAAATTGGGTCTGAGGTGACAACCTCACGGAGAGGCTCGAATTGGCTGAACTTTCAACGTTTGCAGCGGAAATACCAGAAACTTGGTAGACCGATGCCGTCGAAAGAGAAGCTTTCGAGGATGGATATGGGTAACACTTTCGAATCGATCAAGAAGTGGACTGAGACGAGTCATTCACCTCTGGTGAACGTCTCGGCCACTTCTGGTCAATTCAGTTACTCATATCGTGGACCTTGGGTTGCTAAGGACCACGATGTCAGGAACAACTCGTCACTCTACCCCTCGTACAACGCAACCGATCTTCTTTTTAAGATGATCCAGCGCGGAACTACGGCGGTAGCAAGGACGATCCCGACGAATCCAGTAGCTTCTGCTGCGCAATTCATTGGTGAACTTAGGGAAGGACTCCCGTCCGTCCCAGGGAAACACCTGATTGGTGCAAAGAGAGCCTCGTCACTAGGTGATGAGTTCCTCAACTACACCTTCGGTATTTCCCCGTTCGTCAATGATCTCCAGAAATTTGGAGCCGCTGCCCGAGAAACCGATAAGGTTCTTGAGCAGTTGAAGCGCGACAGTGGTCGTCTTATTAGACGACGCTACACCTTTCCGGTCGAGCGCTATGTGTCTGGACCTACGGTCCAGAGTACGCAGTGGTATGGTAGTCCAGGCTTGCGCCTGGCTACCCCCAATGCGTACAGCACTGGCGCGGGGAAGCTAACCTATACTCGTGAGGAAACTTATGAGTATTGGTTCTCAGGTGCATACACGTATCTTTATATCGACGGTGATCGTGCCGTCGATAAGATGCGTGGTGCAGCACAGCGCTTAAATAGGCTGTACGGGACTCGACCTACGGTCGAGACCCTCTGGGAGCTTACCCCCTGGAGTTGGGCTGCCGATTGGTTTGCGAATGCCGGTGATGTCGCACATAACATTGCCGCGTTTAGCAACGACAGCCTTGTCATGAGGTGGGGGTACGTAATGTGTACATACACAATACGTGACACCTACCTGATGGAGGGAGTTGCACTTAAAGGCAACCCCTCCGGACCTCGCTCTCAGACCTTTGTTACTCAGGTCAAAAAGAGAGTGAAGGCGACCCCTTACGGGTTCGGCCTGGATCCTAGCGTGGCGTTCTCGCCACGCCAGTGGGCCATCACTTCCGCGCTCGGTTTAAGTCGAGGCGGAAAATTGCTATGAACCCCTGGAAGCGGTTTGACCGCTTACTGAACGACGGTCCCTCTATTATAGAGGAGCCCGTCGTAGAGAGTGCATCCTATGGGTGCTATCTCTGGTTCATGGCCGCCGGAGTGGTAGGGCTAAGCAGCTTGCTGCTACCCCTATTCATGCCGGGATCCATTCCACAGTCGACTGAACCACAACCAGTGGTCAGCGACTCATCCCTGCTGGAGTCATGCCTTGCTCACCGATCCCCAGTCCCTGACTGTCAACGCTGTGGCGAACGCGCTTCCGCGCGTTAGTACCACTCAGAATGGCGCCGTCTATAGTAAGGACGACGGCAATCTGAAGCTTACGGTTTCGTCCGCTTACGGAAAGCGGATTCGCCGTACGGCTCGCGTTGACTTCCGGAAGACTGCTCCCGATCCCCTGTTCCCGGCTCAGAACTCTCCGTATTCGATGAGTGCTTACATCGTTGCGGACGTTCCGAGTACCGGGTTCACGGTCGTTGAGCAGAAGCAGATCATCGACAGCTTGACGCTGTGGCTGACTGCGACTTCCGGTGCGAACACCACCAAGCTTCTTGGTGGTGAGTCGTAAGCAATTGCCGGGAGGCATATGCTGGTGACTGGCCCTAGGAAAATCTCCTAGGGGCTCCTTATCGGACGGTTTCACGCAAGGCTCGGGACGACTCTTTCCTCTCTTTTAGGAAAGGCGGGCCGTGAAAAGCCTCACGTGTCTCTTGCAGGAGGTCCTCCTTGATCGGGGGACCTGGTGTGGCGTGAGCACCGAGCGCGACTTTAAAGAAGTCGTGCTTCGTGTCGAACACGAGGGTGAATCGTTTCTCACGATCACCTTGCCAACCTTTGGAAAAGACCTCGAAAAAGGCCTTGACCAAGGGTTCGTAGATCGTCATCTGTTCGCTGGCTTCGCAAGAAGCAAGCGATCAGGAGAGCTCCCCCTATTTCTAGGAGGTTTTCTCGATCTCGTGTTCGACCGTGCTTCTGGTCGTCTGCTGGATGAGCCATCGATCGATGCTATCCAAGCGATACGTCAGATCACTCTGATGTTCGCGAAGGTAAACTTGGAATGCTCCGAAAGGAGAACCAAGGCAGCGATTCGACAGTTCATCCAGTGTGAGCAGGATGTTCGAGAGAATGACCAAATACTTTCGCAGGCTGATTACGATCAGTTTGCGAGAGTTGGTCATCTCCTTTGGGCTTCTGTCCTGCAACGGGTAGACGAACAAGTCTACCAAGGACAGATTGTCCCGAAGCATGGGCCTGGTGTCACCGCCGATCGTCTTGTGGGAAACCGCAAGTACGATCAGACGGAGTGGACATCAAGGCTTGAAACCTGGTTTCCGTTTCTTGACGGATTTGTTGCACCGTCGTTTCGGGCATACCAGGATTTCGACCATGTGAACATCCTCGAACCTGGAGCGGAACGGCCCGTAAGGGTCGTTACCGTTCCTAAGACGCTCAAGACGCCGAGAGTCATAGCCGTTGAGCCTACTGCGATGCAATATGCGCAGCAGGCTGTTGCGGAGTCTCTCGTATCCAATCTGGAGGGGAAAGACAACCCCTACAGGTGGATTATCGGATTCACGGACCAAGACCCTAACAGGTCTATGGCACGGAAAGGGTCCCTTACAGGGAACCTGGCGACGCTGGATCTCAGCGAAGCTTCCGATCGCGTTTCGAATCAGCTCGTACGTGTCCTTCTCGATCCGTGGCCTCATGTTGCAGGGGCCGTGGATGCGTGTCGTTCACGGAAGGCTGATGTGCCTGACGTAGGCGTTATACGCCTCGCCAAGTTCGCGTCCATGGGTTCAGCTCTCTGCTTTCCTGTTGAGGCGATGGTCTTCGCGACCATCGTTCTCTGCGGGATTGAAGATGGGCTCAGACGCCAGATGACCAGGAAGACCATCCATGGTCTTGCTGGGAGGGTGCGTGTCTATGGTGACGATATCATCGTCCCCACAGAATACGCCGAAGCCGTTGTTGGGAAGCTCGAAGATTTTGGTCTTCGGGTCAATACCGGCAAGAGTTTCTGGACCGGAAGGTTCAGAGAGTCTTGCGGCAAGGAGTACTACGCGGGTGAGGACGTATCAATAGTCCGCGTGCGCGAAGTACTACCTACCCAACGGCAGGATGCATCAGAGCTTATCTCCACTGTTAGCTTCAGGAACCAGTGTTACAAGGCTGGTTACTGGGGCGTGGTGAAGGCTCTCGACAGCTTCCTGGATAAGCTCCTTACCCGCAAGGGTGAGAAGCTGTTCCCATTGGTTGCCGAGAGTAGCTCTGTGCTGGGCAGACATAGCTTTCTGGGGTATGAAACCCAGAGCTATTGTTCCCGGCTTCATAGCCCCCTTGTCAGGGGTTATGTAGTCCAGGCCGTTTCTCCATCCAATAACTTGGATGGATACGGTGCCCTGCTCAAGTTCTTCCTGAAAAGAGGATTCGATCCTTTCCAGGACAGGGAGCACTTGATGCGTTCCGGACGTCCTACGGCCGTCAGCACCAAGCCTAGGAGGGCACGTCCCTTTTAAGGGACGTGGCAGGTAACCAATCCTGCTGGAGGGGGTCCAGTAACAGACCCACCTTCTTGAGGGCACGTCAACGCACTGCCGTG